GGTTGTAGGTCAGGTCCTGGGTAGCCGTTTCGCGCCAGGTGAAGTGCATGCAGACCCCGAAATACTGGTTAGCAATAGGGCCGATGTGCTCGGCGTAGGCATCGCCCACGCTGATGCGCACCTGGTAGCTCTGCTGCTGCTGGTGCACCACGGCGGCCAGGATTTCTTCGGCGATGGCCTCGCAGGCGTCGATGGCGGCCTCGATGGCGCCCGTGTCGGTGGGCGACTCGCGGCGCAGCACCCAGAAGGCGCCCTGCGGCTGCCGGGTGAAATAATCGCCCTCGTTGTCCCCGTAGTCCAGCGTATAGTTTTGCAACACGAACAGGGCCTGGCCTGGCGGGGCATTGAGCTTCGAGCGCAGGGAGTTGTGAAACTCGTGCAGGTCGAGCTGCTGGGCAATGGGGTCGCTGGCGATGCGCACGCGCAGGAAGCGGCTGTTGGCCTCGGTGGCCTGCAGGGCGACGTGGCGCTGAGCCAGGTCGCGGAAGAGTTGGGTGTAGGCGGAAAAACGCATAATGAACTTAGGGAGTGGTGGATTTGGCTTGCTGGCGGAGGCGCTCGGCCTCCTGCGCATCATCCTGGAGCTTGGCCAGGATGTCGCGCACGAGCTGGTATTCGGTCTGTTGCAGGTTGCCGAAGATGCCGCCGGCCAGGTCGCGGGCGACTTTGGCCCAGCCGCCCTGCTGCGGGTCGGGCGCCTCCTCGTCCGGCGTCCGGAAGACCTGCGGAAACTCCTGCCCCAATTGCTCGCGGCAGCCGCGGTACCACGTGTACACCGCGAGCTTTTCGGCCAGGAGCTGGTTCTTCAGCCCGGCCGCGCGCTTGGCCACGTGCACCGGGTTGAACTCCTCCCGTCGGTCGCCGGCGTAGTCGGGGGCCTTGGGCCGGTAGGGTTCCCGCTGTGGGCGGTAGAGCACGCCCACGAGCTGGTCGAGGTAGTCGGTGCGGCTCAGGTCCTGGCTGAAGGCCACGAAGTAGGCATCGGCGAAAATGAACTCCAGAAAGCGCATGTTTCGGAAGTTCTCGCGGGGTGCCCACCACCGGGCGCGGCCCGGCACCTGCAGCGTTGGCAGCAGTTGCCTGGTCAGGCGCACCTCGTCGACAAACGGGTCGGCGAGCCACAGCACTTGGGCCAGCTGCACGTCGGTGAGCTCCAGCAGCTGGTTCCAGCTCACCTGCAGCAGCACCCGCAGCACCCGCAGGCGCAACTGCGTGGGCGAGTCGGCTGGCGAGTAGAGCGCCGGCAGCAGTTCCAGTAGCAGCGGGCGGGTGAGGTCATTCCATTCGGCCGGCACCTGTCTGGGGCGGCCATCCATTTCTACACAATGCATACCGCAAAGCTCCGCACGCGCCGAAGGCCTAAAAAGGACATGAAAACGCCCCGACCGGTGACGGTCGGGGCGCACCTGTTACAGCAGCCAGCGGCCGCGCACCAGCCGGTTAAGCCCCAGCAGGGCTGCGACAACGCCCAGCAGCCACCAGGGAAAGGCTCGCGGGGGATGCACTTGTTCGGCATGAGCATTGGGGCCGGTGGCTACCGGGGCCTTGGCCTTGCCCACGGTGCTGGCTACCGCTCCAGCGCCGGCGGCCACGGAGGCCCGTGGCTTAGTGATGGCCACCGCGCCCGGCGCGGTGGCCACAGCACTGTGCTTGACTTTCACCGTGCGTGGGGCGTGGCCGGCGCCGGCCAGGTTGCGCACCTGGGCGCGCTGCCACTGCCGGCGCTGGCGGGGCGAGCTGCCGGCCGGCGGCGGCACCAGGTACGCCGGCAGCTGCGCGGCGGTCGAGTCGGCAATGGCCAGACAGGTGCTCAACGGGTCGAGGCCGGGCCCGGAGGCCTGGCGCGAGCCGGCGCAACTGCCGAGTAGCAGCAGCAGGGCTAGGCCCAAGGGAAGAAGTGCGCGCATAGTCGTTAAGCGAGGCGGTATTCGATGGACTGGCCACCGGCACGGATGGCGCCCACGATGGCGGCGTAGAGCTTGACGTAAGTGCGGCGCGAGTTGAGCACGGCCGCCTGATGGCCGATGGTGCCGTGCTTCTCCCCGACGATGTAGCAGCCGGCGGTGTCGTCGTCGGTGTTGCCCCAATGCAAGAGGATGAGGCGTTTCTCCAGGCTGCCCTTCACCCAAATCAGGTCGTGGGGCTTGTAGAGCAGCTTCTCGGCCGATTTGAGCTGCAGCCAGGCGGCGCGCTCGATGAGGTTGACGCCGTCCCGGGTGTAGAACGAGGTGCTGAAGGCCGGGCTCTGGCGTAGGCCCAGCGGGTAGGTGCCCAGCGGCACGCAGGTTTCGGCGTACACTTCGCGGCCGGCGGGCCGGGCCTCGTCCTCAATGCCGGCGCAGTAGTCAGCGGCCCTGACGAACAGGCGTGAAAGGGTCCAGTCGGAGGCGGAAGGCTGCCGCACGACGGTAAGTAGTTGCTTCATCGGATAATGAATTAGGTGGCAGGTTCGGTGGCGGCCGGCTCCGACGCGGGCGCTGTGAGCGTGGGCTCCGCGTCGGCCGGCGGCTCTTTAGAGCGGAAGGCGCCGTTTTCCTCCCAGTCCGTCATGCCCTTGCGCAGGAACGCCGGCAGCGGCAGGCCGCGGCCGCCGAGCCCGCGCAGGTTCTCGTCGATGGACTTGGTTTCGATGAGCAGGATGAAGGAGTAGATGATGCCCTTCACGCCCATGGCCATGTACTGCGCCCAGGGCAGCTTGCTGCCGTCGACCTCCAGCGAGCAGAAGACGTGGGCGATGACGATGCCGATGGCATACTCGCGCAGCTTGACCAGCATCTGCCGCATGCCCCGGGAATGGAAGCGGCCCTGCTTAAAGCTGCGGGCCATGCCCAGGGCCGTGTCGAGCAGGAACACGACCATCAGGAAGCCCAGGGCCTGCCAGTCGTTGAAGACGTATTTTTCAAATACAGCCAGCACTTTGGCCAGCAGCGGTGGTAGAATCAGTAGCATTAGAAGAAGCGGTAAGTCTTGTTTTCAGCAGCATTGCCCACCACCGGCCGCGGCGCGGTGGGGTCGGTGTAGGTGGGCGAGGCGAAGTAGGTGGCGAAGCGCGTGGCGCTGGCGCTGGCATTCAGGAAGGTGCGCAACTTGGTCAGGTACACCTGACCATCCTTCCAGGCCTGGTCGATTTTGAGCGTGAGCAGCGCGTCGAGTCCGGCGTCGGCCTCCTTGGTGTTCGCGTCGTCGAAGCGGTAGATATTGAGCTGCAACGAGCTGCCCTGGAACGTGAGGCCCACTTCGGGCACGGCCTTGGCTACGACCAGGTGCGCCAGGGCCGGGCGCAGGTACTCGTCGAGCACCAGCTGGCTGTCGGCGCTGAGCGTGCCGGTGAGCAACTCACCCTTCAGCGCCTGGTAGTAGCTCGTGCCCAGCACCGGCTCCAGGTGGAAGGCCTCCACTTTGCGCAGGGTGGCCAGCAGGGCCAGGTAGGTCAGGCGCGAGTCGGCGATGTCGTAGTGCAGGCTGAACTCGGTGGCCGTGGCCAGGAAGTGGCGCCGGCTGCGGGCGGCCGCCGGCGACGTGGCCCAGGCCGCCAGCTCCGGAGCCTCGCGGTGGGCTTCAAGGTAGCGCAGCACGTCCTCCAGGGCGGTATAGCCAAGGGCCGTGAAGGCGCCCTTCAGGTCGTTTATCTGCCACTGAAACGCCGTTTTGTCCACCAGTAGCGCTACTCCAGTGCTGTCGATATGCACCTGCACGAAGGGCAGGTAGTGCACCATGGCCAGGTTGGCCGCGGCGCCCTGTACCAGCTGGAGCAGCTCGGCGCGCACGTCAGTGCTGCCGGGCTCCAGCAGGCTGGCCACCTCGGCATCGGTCAGCGCCTGCAGGGAGGCGTAGAGCGGCCCGAGCAGCTCGCGCAGGCGGGCGCCCTCGGCGATGCGCAGCGAGCGCTCGACCTCAGCCAGGGGCGCGTCGACGCTGACCTGGGCCTTGAATTGTTCGGCGGTGCGGATAAAGGCGCTCATTTGCTTTCTTGCTGGGCGGGTTTGGAATCGGCTTGCGTCATGACGTAGGGGTTGAGAAAGCGCCAGGTGATGAGCTGACCCTCGGCCATCCAGTTGTTGTAGGCGCTGATGAGGTCGAGCGGCTCGGTCACCAGGTCGAGCCAGAAGCGCGAGGTGCTGACGAAATTGTTGAAGAGCACTCGGGGCTCGCTGCCACCGCCGGCACCGGCGCCCATGCCCTTGCCCGGGCTCACGCCCATCAGGCTCGGGGCCACGCCCAGGGCCGTGTAGATGTGGCTGCTGGCCTCGGCCGAGTCCTCCACGTAAAGACCGTCTTTGAGTTTGTCGTCGATGGCCTCAATCTGGAAGGCCTGCACCTGCTGGTTGGTGAGCTTGTCCAGAATGGTGGTGCTCATCACCGTTTTAGCAGCGCCGGCCGTGCCGCTCATCGTCGCTTCGAAGGCCGTAAGTTCCTCCGATATCAGGCGCACCCGCTCGTCGCGGCTGAGCCCTTCCCAGTCGCCGTACTTCCACTCCCAATAAGCCGAGTGAATCGTGATAAGGTACTTGACCGAGAGCTGGTTCTTGAACAGGGCCTTCTTAAACTCGGGAATCGACTTGGCCACGTCGAGCCAGCCCGAGCGGCGCAGCGCGTTCCAGCTGGCCAGCTGGTAGAGCGCTTTATCCGAGGATGGGATAAACAGCGGATAGATGTACTTGAAGCCGTCCGTGCGGGCCTGCAGTGCCCCCACCGCGTCGTAATAGGGGTCGAGCAGCGGCACCGGCGTGCTGTACTCGTCGTCCGCTTTACCGCCGTTGTCCCAGTTGGCATTGATGTAAATGCCGGGCGACACGCCCTTTTTGGGCTTCTGGTAGCGGCACCAGGCCGCCTCCTGAATGGAGATGCCGGTGATAGTCTTGCGGTCCTTGGAGACAATCAGCTCCGCAAACGCATTGGCGAAGATGTTCAGGTCCTGAATGGCCTCGAAACCGTAGCGGTTGAGGCGGCTGCCGCGCACAAACGCCTCAATTTCGGGCACCGACAGGCGCTTAAACTGCTCCGAGCCATCGGCATTATAGCCCGTCACGATGCCGTACATCAGGCCGGCTCCGTACATCATGCTGGTTTTCTTTTCCAGCGTCGAGGGCAACACCGTGTTGCTCTCGATGTCCTTGATGACGGCCTGCGGGAACAGATTATCGTCGCCCCAGGGCACAAAATCCCCACTCTCCGGCTTCTTGGCCGGGGTGGTGGGTGCCTCGTTGCGCTCCCCCGCCTTGCCGCCGACGCCGGCGGCCGCGGCGCCCAGGTTCAGGCGCACCATGGTCGAACCCCCTTGGGTGTACCCAAAGAGGCCGTCCGCACTAATTACTACCCGGTTACTCATCCCAACACCACTGTTTGCCCGTTGAACTCCAGCATCAGCCAGATGTGGATTTTCCGCACTTGTGAGCTGTCTCTCTGCACGATGTTGCGCGTGGCATTCTCGTAGTGGCTGGGCATCCGGCTCGGAGAATCGGTGGCCGGCGCCGGGGCGGGCCGCTGGCCCACTTCCCGACGCCGGCGCGAGAGCTGACAATCGTGCCAGACCTCCACCTTTCCTCCTGTTTTGCGCCGGCGGTCAGCCGTCACAAACCGGATTGAAAATCGCTCCTCCCCTTCTTCCATCTGCCGGAGCACCTCCGTCAGCCGCACACTGTTCGCAATCATCGAGGCAAAATTCCAGCCCCTGCGCACCCGAAAAAAGGACACCAAAAGCCGGGCGTTTCGGCCGAAAAACCCCAATCTCACGGCAAACCCCACTGGCGCTATCGGGAAGGCCGTTTTTCGCGTTTTTGAAGTCGGAATTTTCTCATTTAGTCGCTGCACACCCCGACGCGCACTGTTCAAAAAATGGCAATTGCCGATGACGACGCAGGGGATATAGCCCACGAAAAAGGCCGTTTCCTGCATGGGAACGGCCTTTTCGCTACTAAAACGTGGTTGTCACGTGGCAATTGCCACTTAAAGTGTGTTTGGAAATTACGCGGGCACGGCATTTCGCAACGACGTCGTCAACTTAGCGACATACAGTCAGGCTCCGTGGCTGGCTGGAGTACGTTCATAATCAATGACGAGCCGGCGAAAGCAATTGAGCCAGGCAAAGGTGCGCTCCACGACCCAGCGGTTGGCGATGGGCGCGTAGTAGTAGTAGTAGTAGTAGTAGTAGTAGTAGTAGTAGTAGTAGTAGTAGTAGTAGTAGTAGTAGTAGTAGTAGTAGTAGTAGTAGTAGTAGTAGTAGACGGTCGGCCAGGGCGGAAAGTACGCCGACAGGTTGCGCCATTGACAACCGGTGCGACAGATATAGCGCATGGCATCAAGAATTTCACGTAAATTGTGGCGGCGCTTGCGGTGCACGGGTAATCCGCAGGCAATAAATTGCCAATGCGAGTCAGTAAGGGATTGATGGCCGTCAAATATAAAGCGAGGCGGAGCTTAGGAACTCCACTTGCTACTTACTGGCTCGTTTCTTTTTCGCTACCCTATTCTAAAACACGCTCCTAGTACCCTACTACGCGCGGCCCACAAGCATACCTGCGTTAACCACATGAAAACGCGCCTACTTACCGCCTCATCATTCACCAATCGAACTCAACTGCTTCCTAGTCGGTCATATAAGAAGATGATTGGTAGCTGGTTGCTGCTGTGCCTGCTGGCAAACAGCGCGCTGGCCCAAACCACCCGACTAAACTCAACCGTATTTCGACTGGATTCGCTATACAGTCAACTTTATGACTATGGCGAGTTTAACGGCAATGTACTGGTGGCCCGGAAAGGGAAAATCATCTTTCAGAAAAGTTATGGGGTTGCCGATAGCCTACTGGCACGGCCGCTGGACGCTACGTCTGTTTTCTATCTGGCGTCTGTCTCCAAACAATTCACCGCAACGGCCATTCTGCTGCTGGCTAAAGAAGGAAAGCTTTCTACGCAGGATAAACTAGCTACATACATTCCCGAACTGGCTTTTTATCCAACCATTACCATCAACGAGCTGATTCATCATACCTCCGGCCTGCCTGATTATGAGTCCCTCTTCGACAAGGAGTGGGAGGCCGGCAGAGTCGTGACGAACGCCGACGTCATCAACCGCTTGCAGGCAATGAAACCTGCCGTTGTATCGGGCCCAAACGAGAAATTCGATTACTCCAACACGGGGTATATATTATTGGGCAGCATTGTTGAGCGGGTTTCCGGAAAACCGTTCGGTCAATTTCTGGATGAACGACTATTCAAACCGTTGAAAATGAACCATACCGCGCTGCTTCAGGTTCATAAAGGCGGGCCAGTCGATGCCGCTATCACCAAAGCATATTACGAAGACGCCGACCAACGGGCGTATGTTAAGCAGTATGATGGCATATACGGGCCGGGTCGGGTTTATTCAACCTGCGGCGACCTGTTCAGGTGGGACAGGGCACTCCGTAAAAATACATTCCTGACCGAGGCGGACAAGAAGCTTGTTTTTTCGTCAAGTCCATTGAAGTCAGGGGAAGAAACGGACTATGGGTTTGGCTGGTTTCTTAAAAAGGAGCCGCCGTACGGCAACGTCGCCTACCACAGCGGCACCTGGCCCGGCTTTCTGACTTACTTCGAGCGGCACCTGGACAACGACAACACGATTATTATCTTGCAGAACAACGATAATAGAACAGGCAAGCAACGATTACCGGCAGCAGAAACGCAGCGAATTCTTTACCGCCTGCCACTCAAAAAAGATTTTCGGCTACCGGATACGCTATTGCAAAAATACGCTGGCACCTACCTCAACGAGAAGGGACAGCAGGCAAACGTTTCGTTTAAGCATCATTCCCTTTGGGTGAATGGCTTCGACCTGACACCGGAATCGGAGGCGAAGTTTAGCGTTAATGGCTTTCGGCCGCCGGTCAGCTACACGTTTACACTGAATGCCGATGGTACCGTGGAAAAGTACCGTATCGAACAGCTTGGGCAAAGCGTTGATAGAACCTACTTGAGAAAGAAATAACGTTCTCAGCCATTGGGAAGGAAGAAAGAAACAGCTTCGGCTCCAACGAAGAGCGTTTTTGGATTTTGCTACAATCGCCTCCAAAACGTCATGCTGAGTGCAGTGGAAGCATGACCTTTTCAAATTCCCAAACACGCTCTTAGGCGCTCACGATGAGCAGCCCGGCAGCATTGGGCGTGGCCCGGGCCACGTGCTTGTCGATGCTGAGGAAGTGCAGGTCGACCGTATCGGTGAAGTGGGTGGCCTCCTGCCCGGGCACGGTGAGCTTCTTTTCGCTGCTCTTATCCTTGGCAATCTCGCCGCGGCTGTCCTGCTTGACGGGCGCCAGGCTCATGGCCGTGAGCACGTCCTTGCAGTTGACCTTGTTGAAGCGGATGGCCAGCTGCCGCGGGTCCTCCTCGCCGAGCAGCTCGTGGGCCAGGTGGTAGCGGTGGGCGTAGCTGGGCACGCGGCCCTGGTTGAAGTGGCGCACGCGCCAGCCGTGGCTCTTGAGGCGCTCAGCGAACTGCTGGTTGTAGGTCAGGTCGGCATCGGGCTTGCGGGCGTTGCCCCACTCGGTATCCTCGATGAACTCAAACGTCTTGTTGAGGTGGTACTCATAGTACTGACAGTACATGTCGGCCAGGTCGTTGATGAGCTTGGGGTGCTTGACGTAGGAGCCCTTCAGGAAGCGGTACTGGCGCACGTCCAGGTGTATCTGGGCCGTGGTGAGCACGCTGATTTTGCTGCCCCAGTCCACGGCCCCGCGGATGGGTAGCTCCGTGCGGCAGTCCCCATCCATGCGACTATCCTGGGTCTTGAGCTTGCGCAGGTTGAACTCCAGGCCCTCGATGTAGCTCGTCGCCGGGCACTCCTCGGCGTGGTGGGGCGCCAGGCGCGGGTAGAAGCCGGCCTCCACTGACTTGGGCCGCTGGTTGAGGATTTCGATGAGAAACACGAAATCCGACAACTCCCGCCGCTGCTCTTCCAGGTAGGGAATGCCCAGGTTGACGAGGTTGTCGAAAATGTTGGCCTCCGAGTAGAGCAGGCCGCGGGGAATCTCCTTGCCCTTATTCTTGAGCTTTCGGGGGTTGGCGTAGAAGGTCAACTGCGCGCTCAGAGCCAGAATCTCCTCGTAGAGCTTCAGGCGCGTTTTCATCGAGCGCGAGTCGACGAATTCGAGCTGGAGCTTAATCATGGCGTCCCGGGTGGCCGAGAAGGGCTTGCCGTCGCGCTCGTAGTAGGCTGAATCGTCGAGCAGCCACTTGCCCGTATCGCCCCAGGGCATCGACGAAAACAGGAACTTGCCGTGGTGCAGGTCGCAGCCCGGCCACATGTCCTTATTGCCGCGGTTCGAGGCAATGACGTCGGTGCCCAGCTTTTCGCGGTCGAGCAGCAGGGCCTCGTCGGCGATATAGCCGTCCAGGTTCAGCCCCCGCGAACTACTCCCATTGCCATCCTGGCTGATAAGGTGAAAGCCGGTGCCGGTGTAGAAAATGAGGAAGTGGTCATATTTAACGGGTCGCTGGAAGGGCTCCGGCCAGCCCCACGAAGGCGGGGGCTTACGACCGATGAAATAGTGCACGTCCTTGAAGTAGCCGAGCCGCTCCAGCGCGTCAATCGTCGAGGGCAGCGTGCGGGTCAGAATCTGGCCGTAAGTGCTGCCCACGATGCCCCAGCAGCTGCGGGGCATTTTCGTCACGATAAGGTGAATCAGCCAGGCAATGAGCGTGGACTTGCCGGTGGCCCGGCTCCACAAGCTCACCGCGCTGGCCAATTTGGTCAGAATGAACCGCAGCTGCGGCCGGTTAAACTGCAGCGGCTTAACCGAGGGGGCTTTCGTCATCGTCTTCTTCCTCTTCTTCGGCTTCCTGGGCCTCACCCAGCAGCTTTTCCATCCCCTGCAGACTCAAATCACTTTGCTCGACCGCGGCCACAATTTGGGCGTAGGTTTCCGGCTCAATCTTATCGAGCGAGCCCAATTCGATGGTTTTCGACTCGTTGCCGGCCACCCCGATGTTGACGGTGAGGTAGTAGCTCTTGCTGCCGAGCACCTCCGGCGTCAGTGCGCTTGAGTCCTCTTTGTCAAGTCCCTTCAGGAGTGCCATATTTTTAATGGCGGCGTTGGCGGCCTTCAAATCGGGGTTGCCGAACTTGTCCTGCGCCTTCATGGCCTTGCGGAACACGCCCATGGCCATCTCATAGAGAATGTGCTTGACGCCCTCCTTGTGGGTGCGCGTAACCTCGCCAAACAAGGCCGTGGCATCGCGGACGCGCCGGTAGGCGGTAGCCCGGGCGATGGGATAGCGCGCACAGAGCTCAGCAACTGTTTTTTCAACCGATTTACCCTGGGTCAACCAGTTGTGGGTCGCCACAATTTGGCCCTTCTGCTCCAGGTCGCTCATCGAGAGCCCGTCATCCTCTTCTTCGTTGAAAAACGACGCCCGGATGCGGTCCAGGGCCGTTTCGGTGCTTTTGTTATAGTTGGGATTCTCCTCCATCACGTTTCAGCTTCGTTTCCAGTAAGTAGATATCGGCCTCCACCCGGGCCAGGTCAGCCGCCCGGTGGGGCTTGGTTTTGAGTTTGGTGCGCTGCGGCCGTAGGTTGGCCAGTCGCCGGCGGATTTCGCCCTCGTCCTGGATGCTGGCCAGGCCCGGCGAAGGCTCGCCCACCGGTGGTGGCGCCGGGCTGCGGCCGGCGGCCTGGTCGTAGCTCTCGCGGATGAGGTCGCCCAGGTCGAGGATGCGGAAAGCCAGCTCGCGCCGCTGGGCATCGGTGGTGGCCAGGCCCAGCTGCAGGTGCAGGTAGTTGCGCTCGGCAAACCAGTCGCGGCGCTGCGGGTCGGGGGCGGCGACGGGGTTGGCTGCCGGCGCAACGACGACCGCCGGTACCGCGGCGCGCCCGGGCGCGGTTGGCGCGGCCGTGCCCGCCAATTGCTCCAGCGCCTGCAGCAGCTTGCCCCGCGTAAACTCCGTCTCGCCATAGGCCAGCAGGTTGCGCACCACGGTGCTGGTACCGTGCGCCTCATAGAGCGCCACGCCGGCGGCGTAATCGCGCTCCTCGCCTTGCAGCCACTCTCTCACATCCTCCATCGATGCAAAGGTGGCCGGCACAAGTAGCCGTAAAAAGGACGAAAAAAAACGCCCCAGCTACTGCTGAGGCGTTTTGGCAAGGGCGCGCTTCCCTTCTCACATTCCCCCTGCGCCCTTGCGTTTCCTGGCCGAGCGGCGCTTTTTAGGCGCCGCCGGCAGCGTAGTTTCGACTACCGGCTCCGGGGCCGCTTCCTTGCGCTTCAGCCACTCGAAGCCACCGGGTAAGTCCACCAACTCCGCAGCCTCGGCGAGCGTGAGCTTGGTCAGGTCTACCGTGCGGCCCAGGCGCGACACGAAGAAGCGCGTGGAATGAGTCGTCTGCTCATAGAGCGCGGCCACCTCGGCCGGCAGTCGTTGTGTTACCATCTTAGGCGGGTGTTACCACGCCCGTTACGGCGTCGATGCTGGAGCCATCGGGGCGGGTGATGTCGCCTTCGTAGAAGAGCAGCCCGTTCTGATAGCCCTCCACTTTGAAGGTAAAGCCGCGCTTACCGCCACCCAGGGTGCCGGTGCCGTAGCTGCCCAGGATTTCCACGCCCAGGCCCCGCGTGCCCAGCTGCAGCAGGTCGCCGTCCGGCGTTTCCACCAGCACGATGGCCGAGCGGTTTTTGATGTGGCGGTCGAACTCGGCCGCCGCCTTCTTATTGCCCGGGTGGAAGAACGTCAGGTCGATTTTCTTGCCGCGGCTGTCACGCTCCCCGGTCGGGTCCAGCTTCAGCTCGGCCGTGTTCTGGGTGGTGTAGCACGCGATAAAGCCTTTGTTGGCCTGGAAGGTGTGCGAGCCGTCGATGGTGACGGAATCACCTGGCAGCGTGGTGGTTTTAACGCCTTTGATGGCGGTAAAATCGTCCTCGGCTGCAATCCAGATGTTGGTTTTCAGGCCCGGCGTGTTGTCTTTGCCCTGCGGCCCGGGCAGGTCAGTAAAATCAGCCATGTTGCTGTTCTCCTTAGCTTAAAATGAAACCATGGCGGAAGTAGCCGGCGGGCTACTTCGACGCTTTTTCTTTCTCGGGCTTCTCGACCTTTTCGAGGATGCCCGAGCCTTCAGCCACCAGCTGGGCAATCAGCGTCGAGTTCTTCGCCAAGTCGGCGGCCGTGTGTTTCACGCCGGTCTTGTCGGTGAAGGTGGGCACCAGCACGCGGTACTGCTCCTTCTCGTGCTTGACCACTGGCAGCGTGCCGGCGGTGCGCAGCTCGGCCGTGGCCAGTTGCTCGGTCTGCTCGCTGATGATGCCGTTGGCATCGGCCAACTCTTTCTCGAGCCGGGCAACCTTCTGCTCCGGCGTTTCTTGGTTTTCTGCCATGGTGGGCTCGTATTTAATTTCTTGAAAACGACTTAACTGTTTCTCTTCCATAACCATGGGCCGCCCCGCGAGGCGGGGCGGCCGGTGTGGCACCTTAGGTGGTGCTCAGGTCCTGGTCATTCATGAACACGGCCTCCAGCACCGGGAAGCCCAGGCCTTTGTAGAAGTCGGTCATGATGGCTACCTGGCGCTTGGCGCTCTCGATGCGCACCTGGCGCGTGTTGGGCGTCTTCTTGGCCAGGCGCTTGCGGTTGTCGGCGTGGGTGGCCCAGATTTTGGCCGAGTCGCCCATCGAGTCGAGGCCCACCACGCGGTGCTTGGTGAACTCAATCGGCGCCGTCACCAGCGCGTTGCCCGCGCCATCCAGAATCTGGCGGCCCACCGGGTCGGCGATGTCGCCCTTGTACTTCTGGTGGCGGCCCTTGGCGTAGCGCCGGGCCAGGGTGGTGTTCATGCACACCTCCATGGCCCGGCCGCGGTAGCGCAGGGTGAACTGCTCGGCGAAGGCCTCCACGTAGTTGCAGAAGTCCAGCGGGTCGGTGGGGATGGCGCCCAGGGCGATGGGCGTAATCTTGCCGGCGGCCGCGGCCCGGTTGAGCTGGATGCGGATGCCGTCCATGCCGGTGCGGGCGGCGCCCGCGGTGCCGGCCGTGGGGGCCACGAACTTGCCGAAATAAATCTCGTCGAGCTCGTAGTCCTCGTCCATGCGCGAGTAGAGGTGCTCCTCCACGAGGTAGCGCACGAAGGGCCAGGCGGCACGGTCGAGGTTCTTGTCGGCCAGGAAGCCCAGCCACGAGGCTTCGAGCTTGTCGGGGTACTCCTCCAGGTCCACCTTGAAGGGCGTCTGGGTCATCACGATGGGCGAGGCCTTGAAGTCGCCCAGCGGCGTCCAGCCCACCTGGAACGGCTGCAGCACGCGGCTGAGCTCCGTGGTGGCCATCTGGTACGACGTGTCGTCGGTGGGAATGAGCCCGAACAGGGCCTCCGTCTGCAGGGCGATGTAGGGCTTTTTGAGCACCCGGGTCAGGTTCTGGCCCCCGTCGCGGTAGTAGGCGCCGAACTCGGTCTTAATGTCATCGACGTTGATATTGCTTGCCATAAGTCAGTTACTGAAAAGTTGAAAGCGAAGGCGGATGGTTGGTCCGCGTGAAAACTGCGGTTGGAGACTA